AAAATTAAATTCCAATACTACACCAATTTTTTCATTCTCATGTTCTTTTAAAAATTCATATATTCTTTTTATATCAACATCGTTAAAACTATCTATACTAGCCAGTAAATTACTTTCAAAATAAGTTAGACCTTTATTTTGAAACAACTCAACTAAAAGTCTAAATAACAATCGTGCATGTAATTCATACATTGTTATTCTGATTTTTTCGAAAAACTCGTATAAATAATTTAAATTTTGAGGATTACTCTTTAAATCATTAAAAAAGTTTTTTCTTTGATTATCTGTTAATTTATCCCAAATGTCTGCATTCTTGTATATTCTATTTTTAAATCTATTCGCTGACATCTGATCCATTGCTTGAGGCAAAGCATCTAAGTTACTAACATGATAAAAAACTCTACTTACAAAAGTTCCTACACTTATAATCCCTTCACATGCTTCATCTGCCATATCAACTATATCATACTTATTTCCATCCATAGAAACTCCAATAATAATTTATCAGAGTTATTATAGCAAAATCAATAATTACTTATAAGTATTTCACAAACACTTTTCTTCTTACCATGTCTATTCTTACCAAGAGTATATTCAATCTCTTTAGTAGATCTAATATTAAAGTCTTTATATAACTCTCGTAGCAGCTCACAATCATTGTAAGAGAGTAGAAACTTCCCTTTGATATTTGATAAAGTAACTGCTAAAAGCTTATGCTCTTCTATTCCAAAGCCACCTGTATTTTTATAGTAACTTTCAGTTGCCACATAAGGAGGATCACAATAAAAGAATGTTTCTTCCTTATCGTAAAGTTTGATTAAATTATCAAAACTTTTATTTTCAATCGTTACACCTTTTAATCTATTTGACCACTTAGAATATGACTTATAAATATCTTTTGGCTTTCTGCCTGATTTAGCTGACATAGCAAAGTTATCACCTTTTGAGCCAAATGATTGAGTAAGTTGAAATAGATAAAAGGCAGCTGCTTCTATTTTGTTTCGTGGTTTCATTCTTTTATGTTTGATATCATCAAATATCTCTCTTGAGATAAGTAACTGGTTTAGATACATTGATAATGTTTCAGGATTACTTCTTATAGCTCTGTGTAGATTTACAAGCTCAGAATTAATGTCATTTACAATTTCTAATTTACTCGGCTCTTTTCCATAAAACACACTAAGTGCTCCACCAAATACTTCAACATAAGTTGTATGATCAGCAGAGATTGCTGCTATAATATCTTTAGAAAGTTTTGACTTACCACCTACCCATCCAAATGATGCTTTTAATTTTGTTGACTGCATAATATTCCTTTGTGTCAATAAGTCACTTATCTATGCTCAAATAACTTATTGTGTTAAAATTTATTTACAGTCATCTTGGCGGAGGTGACTTTCTTATTAGCTAATTCTCAAATTCTATATCAGTTTTCCATCCTTTTGAATCTAAAATATGACTAGCTTTTGTTATTGAGTACTCACCATCATCTTCTAATGAATTAATGATTTCTATTATTCCACCTGCATACATGATTTGTCCAGGTACTGATAAACTTCCTTTTTTAGTTCCAGCCAATGCTCTTTGTAATAATGCTTCAGCTTTTAGTTTAGCTTCGGCTGCATTTTTGAAGCTTCCTTTGTTTTGTATCTGTGGTGATCCAGTACCTACTATTACACTTTTTACTTCATTATCTTTTGTATCATGCCATATAGATTTACAGCTTTTATAGATTGTTTTACCAAGAGCTGTTGTACTCAATGTTGTATTATTTTTTACATCTATAATATACCTTGGTAAAGCATCACTTTTTTTATTCTCTTTAATCTTTTTTAAAAATACTAAAGTGTTATTTTTGATATTAAATATTGCATTAAAATCTTTTGCGATTCTATTTAAAAAGTGTAGATCACTCTCACCACTTTGTGCGATTGATATTGGATATACATCATCAAAGTCACACTTAACTTTGATATCATTTCTAGATGCTATTTGTGAGCATATATTTGTAACAGATATGCCCTCATAAGTGATATCTCTTTTCTCTTTTAATGTATCAGAAAATTTTACACCTGTTGCTTTGATACTTAGCTCATAATTATTAGACCTAGTTGGTTCGAGTACTTGGAACAATCCACAAAATACTAACTTTTCATATCCTAGATAAAGTTTGAGTTCATCTTTAAAACTAGGTCTTGCAAACTCTCCAGCTACACTTATTGTTATCTCATCTGCTTTATCATTTGCATGATCTATAAAACTGATTGATTTTAGATTCTTTTGTAAAGTTTCTGTTACATCTTTATCATTAGCAAGAAGTTGAAACCGTGGTTTTTTTACCATAATTTTTGCACCTCTTCTATTGGATTTTCAACAATATTAATAAGAGGTAATTGAACGATATCATTCTCTTTTAAAACTACTTTATTAATAAGATGTGTATTTGATTCTAATACTTCAGTATAAACTTTTAAAGTACCATAATGTTTAAATATTATTTGATCTAATCTATCACCTTCTAATGCTTTATGAGTCATCATCATTAACCACCTGTAAAGCTATAGTATATGTTTGTTTTAAAAATAAACCATCTTTTAAAAAGCTATTCATTACTCTTTTAATCTCAAGTATCAACACACTAAAAGCTACACCATTTACAAACACCATAGTTACAGGAAGTTTCTTTGTAGCCATTGTCTCAAAGTTATCTAACTGAGATTGTTTTTTTACTATTAAGGTACCTTTGATACTTATACTATCTTCATATTTTCCGATATCTTGATAAAGGTTAAAATTACCAAGTCTCTCATGTGTAGCAAATTTAAAAGATAAGGTTCTCTCTAAACTCTCAAAACTAGTACCATTTATTTCAAATATATAATCACCTATTTGTGCTAACATTAAAACTCTCCATCACTTAAACTGGTACTATTATCTAATCCATTACTAGCATTATTTACAGCTTGAGTTATCAATGTTTGTATTTGAGTTCCCATATTTTCAGGTATTCTTCCCTCTTTTACATCTACTTTTATTACAGGAGCCACTTGTATTTGATTAGTAACTTGTTTATTACTATTAATACTTTTTAATAAATTCTTTGTTGTTGAAGAGTTGTTTCCAACTGCAACATTATTTGATTTGCTATCTTTTTCAGTAGTGTTATCAAACCCAAAGAAATTAGATATTGTACTCCCAATACTTTGACTACTATTCTCTTTATTACTTGGACTTTCTTTATCTTTTGTTACAGCACCTGGTGTATTTTCATCATCCCCAAATCCAAAGAAACTAGATACTGAACTAGCCATCCCTTTTACTTTAGTAACAGAAGCTCCCATCCATTCAAATTTAGATCCTAAATAATCAAAAAAACCACCAAACCAACTTTTTAAAGTATCCCAATTATGATAAATGAGATATGCTCCAGCTGCTATACCTGTTACAGCTAATCCAACTGGATTTGTTAAAAATATCTTTCCAACTGTTGCCATTGCTGTACCCATAAATCCTATAGCAGTTGTAGCAACACCAAAGCCAACAGTAAGAGCTGGTACAGCCATACCTACTAAACCAACAGCAGTTCCAAAAGCTCCAACAACTAATAATCCACCACCAATAATAGCAATACACGTTGCAAGTGATCCACTTAACTCTTCATTCTCTTCCATCCAAGAAGTTACAGCAGTAACAGTATCTCCAATTGCATCACCCACAACTAATGCAGCTGGAGCAAAAAAGCTACCCATCATATCAGCTGCATTACCTAGTTTTTGACCTAAAACTTCGAACTCTTTACCTTGATTTGTAGCTTTTGCCATCTCCAGAGTTTTTTTAGTTCCACTTTGAAGTGATACTCCCATGCTATCTATATTTTTAGTTAAGGTATCAGTTTCATTATAAAGTAGTTTTACAAGTCCAACAGCTTCTTCAGTTCCAAATGCTTTTTTCAGTTCTGCTGATTCAAGAGCATCAACTGTATCTCCATATTTATCTTTTATTTTAGAGATAATTTCAGGCATAGATAACATCTGATTATTTGCATCAGTAAATTGTAAACCTAATTTATCTCCAGCACCTTGAGCTGATCCTAAAAATGCTTTGTATTTTGTAGCAGCTTCACTTCCACTCATTGTTGCTTGAAGTTGACCTAAAATAGATAATTGTTCTGCAAAAGAAACTCCAGCACTCGTAGCATTGGCTCCTAAAGTTCCAAGAGCTGAACTCATATTTCCACCATCAGTTTTAAAAGCTTGAACAGATGAAGATATACCAGCAGAAAAGTACTCTCCAAATTTTATATCTTTTTCTTCATCACTTAATGCATTCCAACCTTGAATACTAGAAGCTCCAAAATCATCAAATTGTTTTCTATATATCCCAAAACCAGTTGCAAATAATGAAGTCATTTGTGAAGTTGATGATTTTGTGGCACCTGCTGTTAGTGCTGCTGTTTTTGTAAACTCTCCAACAGCTGTATCACTTAAACTTGATATCCCTGACTTTATATCATAACTAGCTTTTATAAATTCAGGTGCAGTAGTACCTGCAAATTCTTTTGTAAATTCTCTAGCACCTTTGGTAATTGACTTTATACCTTTATCATCAATTCCCAAAGATGCTATTTCACCTTGAGCTGCTTTTAAATCTTGATATCCTGATACTAGTCCTTTTATAGGAGCTAAAATAGCAACACCTGCACCCATAGAAATAGCTCCAGCTTTTGCTATATTTTTACTAGTGTCACCGATTCGTTGATCTAACCCTGATAGTTTATTTTCAATCTGACCAAAAACTGCACTTGCTTGGTCTTTAGCTGATATTAAAATACCTACTGCAAAATTACTCAATTTCTACTCCTCTTGTTTTAAACTATCTTTTGCTATTTCTACATATTGTTCAAAGTGATCAAGAGATAAATTCATCTGATCACTTAATGTAAAATGTAAAACTGCTCCTACCAAAGCTGTATCTATTATAAGATTTTGGCTTTGGCTCTTTGTAAACCCATTAATGTACTTTGTAAGGTTGTATATTCAGCTGCATCCCACTCTTCAACATCATCCATTGTTATTTGAAGATCAGTAAGATTACCAATTAAAGCAATCTCCCTTTCAACTGGATTATTGATATGATCTACAGCTAACATATCTTTTACTTTTGGTACTCTCATTGTTACTTCTTTTACCTCTTTACCATCAACTAAAATTGGCAACTCAAATATAATCTTTTTTGCTTCTCTTTTTGTTTTTTCCATCTCTTATTCCTATTAATTAATGTGGTTTCTTAGCTCTTCTAAATAGTCAACACCATCTATAATTGCAATCATATTTTCAGTATCAAATAAACAACCTTGTTTACCATCAATCTCCATCATAAAATAAGTAGGAAAATGTTTCACTTTATATTCTGCTTCTTTTCCCTCTTCAATCTTTCCAGGATCTAAATCTACTCCACCTTGAATTGTTATAAATACAGGTACCTTTTTTCCACCTTGATGAATTGAAGCTTTTACTGTTAAATTTACTCCAGATCCACTAGCTTCTCCAGCTGCCATTGCTGCCATAATTGTTGGAGACCATTGTGAAAATACAGACTCAGCTTCTAGTTTTTTAAAAATACCAGTATCAACATCTTTTTCAAATCCACCTGATTTAATTGTATTTCGTATCTTCTCAAGCTTTGGAACTTGAAAAGTTTTACTTACACCTAAATGCCCAAAACCATCTACAAAAAAGTTTGCACCTACGAAAGATTGTGGTAAATTCATTACTCACCTCCATTTATATAATTTATTAACACTTCGTTCCATTCATCACTATAAACTAACTCAATGTTTAACTCTCTAACTGTTGCCATAGTTCCAACTGTAATAGTTAGATAAAACTTACCAGCTGTTACAGTCGCATTTGTATTTTTTAAAGGATCAAAGATTGCATTAAATCCAAGAACTACACCAGCCCCTTTTAACTCTCTCATAAAATCTGCCACAGCTTGTTTTACTTTGATAAGTTCACTTGCCTCTCTATCACGAGCAAATTTACTAGCTTTCATAATGGCTGTTAATAGTCTATGAAAAGTTCTAACTCTCTCTAAACTTTGCCATACAACTTCTATATCAGTTGTCTCAAAACCATACAATCTCCAACCCTCATCTTTAAGAATTGTTGCCATACCTTTTTGTCTTAATCTTCTAGCTTCACAATCAGAACTCTCAAGGTATTCAATAATCTCACTTGTCTCTTCATGTTCAATTCCAGACACTCCTCTTACAACTCTATTACTATGACTTTTTGACCAACCAAAAGCTTTAGAATCCCAAAATGCAATATGACCAGCTACCAATGCACTAAATGGAATCTTCTCTCCATCAGCCTTATACAATCCACTTCCAATTAAAACAAATCTAGTACCAAAATTAGTGATATAATCATTTCTTTCAGCTTCCGTTTTACTAAAATTATCAGTAATAGCAGTTGCCCATAATTGTTTAGCAATACTATCTAGCTTCATAGCTACTTCTACATCTTGGCTAAAGAATGGAGATATAATCACACCATTTCTAAGATTTATGCCTGTTACTGTATCACTATTTTTAAACTCATTTATTCCATCTAAAACATTTGCTTTATCAGTTGCTTCATCAACTGGAATAATTAAAAACACTACTATAGGACAGTTAACACCTTGAAGATTGATACCTTTTAAAACAGCTTTTAAATTTCCACCTGTAATAGTATTATCTTCAATATAATCCAATCCCTCTTGAGCATTATTAAACTTTTTAAAGCCAACATCACCTTTATCTACAGTTGCAACAATTCCAATTGCAGTTGTACTATTTACTATAATTGGATTAGCAGCTTTAGAGCTAATTTCTCCATTTATTCCATAATTTAAATCCATTTTATCTCTCCTTTATTTTGATAAACTTCACTTTAATAACTCAATTCGCTCAGCCCTTAATATATTTAATTGATCTTCTAAAGCAAGTAACTTATTAACATCATATTCATCAGGTTCAGTCTCTTTCAATTCCGCTATTTTTATAGAAGATAAAGGTCTAATTTTTTCACCTTCTATTTCTTTAAAGCGTTTATCAATTTCACTTATTCTATTTGTAATTAAATCTTCTTTTGTAACTTCTTTTGGAGTATCCAAGATATTCTTTTCTTTTTCAAATTCATCCAAAACAAATTGATATTTCGCAAGTGGTACTTCTTGCATTAAAGGCTCTTCTAAACAAAAGTTATTTCCTTTATGGAATTGAACCGCTGTTATATCTTCTTTTAATGATATTGTTATCTCTATATCTCTACTATCTACAATTACGCTATTACCTACATAGGTCATTTGTTTAATATCTGAAAAATTCATTTTTACTCACTCTCTTCATTTACTGATAATTTATCATTTTCTATAACTGCATTTGCACCTTGTTTTATTATCTCTATAATTTCATCTAAACTATTTTTACTGTTTAGTACCATAGAAGCAGTTAGAACAGTAGTTGCACTCATTAAGCTATCTTGACTACATTCTGATTCTATATTTACATTTCCATTTTCTATATCTATTAAAATTGATTCATTCATTTTTTAACCTTTCATTATGTATGCTAATTTCATATAAGGAGGTAAGTTCTTACCTATTCCATTTACACCACTTTTGTTTACTGTTACACCGTGAGCATGGCTTCCTGCTGTAGATGTTGTTACATTTTTTGTATTTACTTTTATGGTATGTGAGTGATTTCCAGTAGTGTTCGTTTTTGGAGCATGACCTGATTGAAAATTAGATGCACCTGCTCCTACTGTAAATACTTCAGATAATGATTGATGTCCGTATCGTGACTGCCAAGATTCTATCCCATTATACCCCGTATGATGATTATGATTACCTGCGGTATTTGAACTTGCAGTATGATCATGATTTGCAGTATGATTATGACTTCCTGCAGTATTTGAACTAGCAGAGTGATTATGTTCTACTACAACTGCATTTGCACTACCACCTGTTGCACCTACATCACTATCTTTACTTGCTCCATAAATAAAACGAGCTCTTAAATCTGGTGTATTATTTTGTCCGTTACACAAAAACCAACCACTTGGAATTGTAGAAATTGAACCGCTCCACATTGTTATTACACCACGAGGAATAGCTTGAAAATTATTAAATGCTGTATCTAGTTGCCCTTTATTTATAGCTTCTTTACTATTTGTTGCATCTTTAACTTTAAAAGTTTTAGTTTCATCTCCCTCTTTATTTGCTTTATGCTCTTTAAGCCACTGTGTACGGTCTGCCAAGTTTTTATGAGGTAAATTATCAATACCATTTTCCCCTCCTTGAACCGGATCAGTGATTTCTAACTGATAAATCTCATTACTCCAAGTTTCTTTCTCTTTTATTCCTGGCATATTATCCTCCTAATGTGTATATTTTGAATCATAATAAAATGTTCCATTTCGTTCTTGTACTCGTGTTACAAATCCTATTAAGGAACATCGCATAGGTGCATATTCCTTTAGTAGTTTTCTTGCCAATACATTTTTATATGTATTCATTGCAACTTGTATTTCAACTGCATATTCAGCCCAATGCTTAAATTGAAAATCATAAATTTCAATACCATCATTATGTTTCACTCTGCTATTAAAGTTGTGTGTACCATCTCTTTGAACATCATATTTATAATTATTTCTATCTTTATATTCGATGATTACAGCTTCATAATCAGGTAAACTAAGACCAACAGCTTTCAGAACTTCTAAAATAGCCCATCTAGTCCCTTTTAATCTATGAAGTTTGGGACTAGCTTTTATTAAAGCTCGTTTATCCATATCCCTTAATCTCTCATCCCATAAATCAACCTTGTTTTGATATGCTAAATATGCTAAATATTTAGAGTCACACTGATCTGCATCTGCTAACTTTGTTATGACATTTATCTCATCACCAAGCTTTTCATGAATATCAAATGCCACATGATCAGCTTTATGTAATTTAAACTCCTCAAATGGTGGAATAAGTGATTGATGTTTCACTACATACTCCTATCTCATTATCAGAGTTAATTACATTTTGAAGAGGTGCTAAGATAATTACTTCTTTAACACCTGGTACTTTTAAAAAGTCATTGATTTCACTTAGAGTTATATTTGTACCAATTTGTTTTAATGATTCTAAACCCTCATTTAAACTTTTAATTGCATTAGAATAAACAGCTGCTACTTCTTGATTTGGTAATAGTTTTAATTCTGCATTTACTACAAAATTCTTTTGTGTAGCAGCTGCTACTTTTACAACATCACTAAGTGGTCTTACCTCTTCTTTATTTAAGCTCTGTTCAATTCTACTTTGCATAAGATCATCTGCATCTGCACTATAATAATACACTTTAACAGTTGCTATATCATTCGTAAATTCAATTAATGCATCTAAAATTTCATCTTCACTTTTCTCAAAAAACATCGATACATAATCTTCTAATGGTTTAATTCCATTTTTGATACTTACATCTTCAATTCTCTCATCAGCTTTAAAAGTAAAGGACTTGTATGTTTCTTCACTTCCAGCAGTTGATTTATCAGCCATAGATAAAAGTATTCTATGTTTGAGTTCATCATCTTTTTCAACATCACTGCCATTTGAAAAAACTTCTAAAGCTTTTACTTCTACTAAAAACGGAAAACTTGTAGTTACTGTTTCAGTTTTGATATCACTTTGTTTTGTCTCTTCTTGAAGTTCTACAACGCCAGTAGCTTTATCCTCTCCAGCTTTTATAGTTACACTATTTAAAAGTTTTGCTGTGTGAATACTTGTACCATCTATTAAAGTAAATCCTGAAGGGATAACTAAATCTGTATCTCTTATCGCACTTAATTTAAATTCATAAGGGGCATATGGTTTACTTCCTTTTAGTCTCTCAAGTCCATAACGCAAAGCCCAATTATCTAAATCCTCATTTTTAGCAGTTAATAAAAAGAAAGCTTTTGAGAGTTCATTAAATTCAGCTCTTAAATATAACTCTCTATATGCAAAGGCATCTAAAATGAGTTTAAATTCATCACTCTCAAGAGGAATCCAGTCAGGTACAAGAGTTTTAAAATTATTAATGTTTTGTTGTAAAATCTCATCATAATCCAAGATTTTTAAAACACTTGGTAATGGTAAATTATCAATATTAATCATAAAACTACTCCTACAAATCCACCATTGGTAAATGCTATTTTTAATGTCACAACTCCAGTTATAGGAGTTACCTCAAAATCTACTTTAGAAACTTTTACTCTTTTTTCCCATTTTGTGATTGCTTCATATGTATATTGAGTTGCTTTTAATTTAAACTCATCATTAAACTCTCTATCTTTAAGCTCATGTAATCTACTCCCAAATAAAGGATTCATAACACGACTTCCAAGAGGTGTTTTTAAAATTCTTTTAATGCTATTTGGAATTGAGATTTGATACATCATATTACCTTGCGTTAGATGTTCCACCATCACTATCATTATGTCCATGACATGTTAAGTCACCCTTACTATCACTTATATGTCCAGTAGTGCTAATATCTCCATCAACACTAGCACCACTTCCACCGCTAATTGCAAGACCACCTTTTCCAGTTATCAAGTTTGAGACTGTTAAATTTCCATTTATAGTTACATCGCCAGTATTTGATGTAGTTGCAGTTACATCAACTGTATCAGCTTTTACAGTTGCAGCCTTACAAATAATAGTGATTTTGTCACTAGCATTTACCTTTAACTCTTTAGCAGCAGTATCATAAGAGATAACAGTTCCATCTTCATACTCCATCACTTCACAAGTTTGACTACTCCCATTTGGCTCTTTACATGATCTATTAAATATACCTCTTATAATAAATCCACTAGACGCATCTCCAAAAACTGAAAATACTAAGACTTGCTCATTAACTCTCATTGGAATAAAGTGTCTTTTGAATGTATTTGAAAAAGAAACAACAGGATAGAAGTCAGTAACCCTATCAAATATCTTTACTCTAGCAAGAGCTTTACCTTGAGCACTTTTAGTTTCACTAATAGTGCCAATTGATATTAAGTTGTTTAATCTTCGTAATAATTCAGATAGATTCATCATTTTTCCAATTTTCAAAGACTTATTTTAATTTAAATGCTTGTTTATCTTTTTCTTTACTACCGATACTAGATCCAAAGAAAAAACCATCAACAGCCATAACTCTATTTGTAACAAGAGTAATAAGACCACTTACAAATCCACTTATTGCCATAGCCAAACCTTTATCATGTATAAAGTATGCTGTTGCAAATAATGTAATAATTCCAAGTAATACAACAAAATAAAACTGAAAATTGATATGGTTTACTAAGCTTTTTTGAATTGAACTATCTTCTCGAAAAACCTCTACACTCAAAGATTTATCTTCAATTTGCAGTTCTTTATCTTTTAGATCAAGCTCTTTGATTCTAAGTTCAAAGTCTTGCTCTAATTTTTTGAGTTTATAAACAGATTCAGGATTTGAAGAGATATGATCTAAAATATCCTCTTTTTTTGTTGCAGTAATACCTAATGCATTAGCTGCACCTTTTACTACTTGACCTGTTAAATCTTTTATAGCTTCATCTTTATCATCACTTGTAAAAAGTTTATATATAGATGGTGCTGCGGCTAATAGTGCTGTTAACATTTATTTACTCTCCTGTAATAGATCTAAGATTTTATTGTTCTGAATTTTTATTTCATCCATTGACTTATTAAGATGATTCACTTCACTTTTATATAATTCCATAGAAACAAAAGTCTCTCGAGCTTTTTTCTCTTCCATCATCAAATTACATTTATCTTTTAGATCTTCGTAATTCTGTGAAATCTTTATTATTTTGGTAGTATTCTCTTTCGTTTGAATCTTATTTGTTATATAAGATGTAAGCCAAGCTCCAAAAATACTTACTACATAAATAAAGTTTTTCAAGTCAATCGTAAACTCCATAATCATTCTTTCCTAATTTCAAATCTGTGTAGCATTCTAATTCAATCTATGACTTACAATCCACTATTTATGTTTAGTTAGCCCCATTTTTAAAGCATTTGTAGAAAAAACAAGAGTGGATAATGCTCTTTATATCGTTGTAGTATTTGGTTCAATATTTATAGATTTGAAGAGGAAATATGTCAAAGTTGCATGAATTAGAACTAATAGATAGATTAAAAGATATCGCCACTACACAAAAGTATTATGGTGAACTAGAACATCCCTCTACTGCTCAATTCTTACAAAATGATTTACCTTTAATATATGTAGATTTTCTTGGTGAAGATACAATTGATAGTTTCACTTTAGAATTAAAATATAGCTTATATATTGTTCATCTTTCATATTCAAAACATAAAAGTACTAGAACAAAAAAACATTATGAGTTATATGATCTAAATGCAGATATTAGAAAAGAGTTATTTATGACATCTATTCTTGACTCACAACCGCTTTCATTAAAAAAATTATCAAAAATATATGATGCAGTAAGTGCAAATGGATATCTGACAATCTATAAAAGAGATCTTTCGTTTAGTATTCCAAACAATATTACACAGGAAGATTTAAATTGAAAAAGAAACAGGAGTATTCAAAATGAATAAATCATTAATTGCTTGTTCAATTTTATTTGCATTATCTACAGCAAAAATAGATGAAGATTTAAATGAAATAAAACTTGCAGTAGTAGGAAAATGGAAAGGTCATCCAGCTGGTCCTTTTGAACTAACACATGAAGATCTAGTTCAAATCAAAACTAACTTTGACAATGGAGAGGTTGATATTGTTGTTGATTTTGAGCATTCATCTTTATGGAATGAAAAAGCACCAGCAACTGGCTGGATTAAAGAGCTATTTTTCAAAGAGAAAGATTTATGGGCAAAAGTAAAGTGGATAGGTGACTCAAAAGAACTTATCAATTCTGAACACTATAAATAGATCAGTCCTGTATTTGATTCTAAAACAATAGATCAAGTAAGTGGCGATGATATGGGCTGGAGCTTACATAGTGTTGCTTTAACAAATAGACCATTCCTAGAAGAATTAGGAGAAATTATCGCAAACAATAGAAGTCAAAAAGGAGATACAACTATGACTGAAAAAGAACAAAAAAGACTTGATGATCTTGAAAAAGAAAATCAAAAGTTAAAAGATGATGCAGCTACAACTGAAGAAAAAAGAGTTGAAGAGGAAGTAGATACTGCCATTGCAAACTCTAAAGCAACACCTGAACAAAAAGAGTCACTTCTAGCATTTGGAAAAAGTGATCCTGAAGGATTAACTAAATTACTTGAAGCTGCATCAACAACTATTGTTGCACCAGAAAATGACTTGTATGTAAATAGCAAACAAAACCCAAATGCACCAAAATATGATGTATTAAAATTAGCAGGAGTGAACTAATGTTTACAGGACAAAATGTAAAAAATGTAACACAAAAAAAACAAAGTGATGTGGTAATTAAAAAAATACTATCTGATTATGCAAAGGTAACTTTACCAGAAGATGCAGATGTATTAGAACCAGGACAAGTATTAATTACAGTAGATGGAGGAAGCACGTTTACAGTTCCAGCTGATGAACTTGCTGAGCCAAATGGAATTTTATGTGAAGCATTAAAAGCTACAGGTAAAGCTGAAGTATTAGTATGTGGTGTTGTAAGAGAAAAATATCTTACATCTTATGTAGCAGATTACAAAGTGCATTTATTTGCAAATAAAATTATTTTAAAGTAAGGAATTAAAATGTCATTTTTAGAAATTATGAAATTATGGACTATAGTAAAGACTATGGCTGCAATTAACCAAATGAAAACTACAGGTACTTATATCTTTGATAGATATTTCAAAGGTGTTGGAAAACCAGTTATGGGAAATACTGCAAAACTGAAAATCAAAAAAGGTGCTGGAATTGTTCTTAAAACTATTGCACCAGGTGCTGATAGATTAGTACAAGATTTAAAAGATGTTTATGAATTAACTATAGAACTTCCAAGGTTTGGATTAAGTGGTCAAATATTAGCTCATGAGATTAATGCATTTGAAACACTTGAGGGTGAAGCAAAAGCAGAAGCAATTTCGCAAAAGATTGCTGAGATTATTAAAGAGCATAAAGATGATTATATGACGACTATTGAACATATGTCAACAGGTGCTTTATTTGGAAAAGTTGTAGATGGAGATGGAAAAGTATTATTTGAATTTAAAACAACAGCAGCTCCAATTGATTTCAAAAATAAAACTATTATTGAATCTTTAAATGCAGTTGATGATGCTCTTGTAGATGAATTAGGAAAAGAAGTACCTTATGAAGTTTTAGCTTCAAGAGATTTTATGAATAGAATTTCTGCTAATGCAACTGCTGCTGAACTATTTAAAACTGGTGAAGCAAAATGGATTAATGAATCTAATAAAAGAGTATTAGAAGTTCATGGTACTAAATTTATTCCTTACTCTGCATCATGGACAGATGAAAATGGAAATAAAAAACCATATATTGAAGCTGGACATGCTGTAGTTATTCCAAAAACTCCTGATGTATTTCAGTTGGTATATGGAAGAGCTGATCATATGGAAGCATTAAAATCTGCTCCAAAACTTTTCTTTGCATCAAAACCTGAAGAGTTAGAGAAAGGAAAAGGTTGGGGAATTGAAACAGAAACAAAACCACTTCCATATTGTGTAAGACCAGGTGCTTTAATTAAGTTGAAATATACAGCTTAATAGCAAAAAACCAATCTGCCACTAAATGGCGATACTATTAAACCTCTAAAAGGTTTATATAGTAAAAGCTCATATTTGGATTATATGGGCTTTTTTATGATTAGATGACAAATCTATCGTTTAAAAAGAGTTAAGAGTTTTTAAACACATTTTAAACGGTAAGAAAAAAGGATTAAAAGTGATAAACAATCAAGACTTACTAAAAGAGATAAGTGAACAACAATTATTAGAATTATCAGATATTAATGCAACAGGGGAAATTAACCAAGATGTAATTGATGATGCATTAAACGACTCAATCTCTTTTATTGAATCTTTTATTATTTTGCCAAATAATCCAACACCACTATTAAAAAAAATTACAGTTGATCTAACTATCTATGAACTGAAAAGAAAAAATAGTTTTGTAAGTGATATAGATAAGGAACTCAAAAAAGAGAACGAATCATATTTAAGCAAAATGAGTAATGGGAGATTAAGAACTGAGATTATAAAAAATGAAACAGCCTCAGTTCCAAAAGATTCTAATAATTTTGCATTTAGACATAGATCAAATAGAAGAGTAAATACAAAAGGTTTTAGATGATTAAGTTATCAAATGCAGATAGAAATAGACTATTATCAAGATCACTTTTTGTAGATGCGAATAAATCATATAAAGAGATTGCAGAAACTTTAGGAGTATCAGATAAAACAGTAGGTAATTATCAAACAAAAGATAAATCAGAAGGTTTTGATTGGTTGACTCTACGAGCTAGTAAACACATTTCAAAAGCAAATGATACAAAAGAAAATATGTACTCTATGTTCACACAGTATATGTTTGATAGTTTAAAAGAGATAAGAGAAAATGAAGAACTGTCACCAGCTACTAAGAGTGAAGCTATAGCCTCTTTAGGAGATAGCTTCTCAAAGATGGGAAAAATTGCAAGACAAGAAGACCCTGAAGCTTATAAACTGGGAATTATAAAATACACAGTAGAAACCTTACTTATAAATATCAAAGATGTAGTATCAAAAGAATGTATGGAAAGTATCATAACTAAGATTCATGATATAGGTGAGGAACTCTCTAATGTCTCTATTTAGTAAAGATGAATTACTAGAACATTTAAAAGACACAGAACAACAAGCTTTAGATAGTGGAGCTAATAAGAAAAAAGCTAGAAAGATAGCAAAAAAAGCTTTTAAATCTTGGTTAGATGATTTTACTTCCTCTTTAAAAGAACAAATTAAAATAAGTGATACATTAGATCCTAATGAAAAGCATTTAAGAGTACTTACTCAATCAAACGATTTTCATTATTTTAGAAATACTTACTTTCCTCATTATTATACTTTAGAGGGAAAATCAGGACTACAAGATGATTTAGAAGAGACCTACTACAAAATTGTAGATAAAGATAAACATTCTGGGTTAAAATTTGCAAAAGCAGCACCAAGAGGTAATGGTAAATCCACAGATGCATCTATAGTATTTCCTTTATGGTGTATCGTAAATGGTTTTAAAAATTTTATCACTATATTCTCTGATGCAATAGAACTAACAGAAACACTCATTGAATCAATTAAAGTAGAACTAGAAGAAAATGACAGACTAAGAGCTGATTTTCCTGAAGCAGTAGGTATGAGTAAAGTTTGGAAGATTGGGGAGATAGTTACAAACAACAATATCAAAATAAAAGGTTTTGGTAGTGGTAAAAGAGTAAGGGGTATCAAGCATGGAGTTTATAGACCTGACTTAGCCATCATAGATGATCTAGAAAATGATACAAATGTAAGAAGTAGAAAACAAAGAGATAAACTTGAAGAGTGGCTTGATGAAGCTATTGATAACTTAGGAAGAGTTGATGGTTCTATGGATATTTTATACATAGGTACCATTTTACATAGAGACTCAGTTCTAGCTAGAAAGCTCAAACTCAAGTTTTGGCATCCAGCAATATTTAGATCACTTATTAGCTATCCAACTAATATGCATATGTGGGAAGAGTACACAAATATTTATAAATATGAAGGTGTCAATGAAGCTAGAAACTATTACTTAGATAACAAATCTTTGATGGATGAAGGAGCAGTTCTTTTATGGGATGCAGTTAGTCTAGAACTTCTTATGCAAAAAAGAGCAGCTAATACTAAAGCATTTCAAAAAGAGCAGCAGAACAATCCAAATAGCGAGAATCAAAAGTTTGACTCTAGTAAGTTTCAAAAGATATCACCAACTCAAATGCCAAAGCTTGATTATATCTATATGTTTGTAGATGCAAAAGGTGACTCAGACCAAGGCGACTTTTGTGGGATACTTGCAGGTGGAGTAAGTCTAGCTACCCAAAAACTCTATATATTCCTCTCAAAACAAGAGCGTATCAAAGGTAAGCCTGTAGTTACAAAAGTAGTAAATATGCTAAATGAAATGAAAGTATATATGCTAGGTGGTGATAAGAATGGTGGTTTTTATATGCTTAGAGATTGGATTAAAGATGAATGTTTCAAGCAAGGTATTCCAGCTCCCCTTATGAGGTTTACACACTGGACTGAGAATAAAGAGGACAGAATGGGTGAATTAGAGTTTCCTATAGATGATGGAGATATTATATTTGTAGGAGATCATCCTGAGCTATTCAATCAAATGGATGACTTCCCTGAATCTGAAAACGATGATTTACATGATCCTCTATCTGCAGTTTACAGAATGAGTAAATTAAGAAGATTAAAAAAAGACGCAAATGGAAGTGGAAAACGCTCAAATACGAGAGCTACTAGACATAAACGACCAAGTAGAAATTCAAGAACAAGAGGAAGACGATAATGTGGTTTAGAAATAAGAATAAAAAAGAAACAAAAAAAGAGCAAAACAAAAGAGAGAAAGTATCACTTACTTCAAGTAATAAAAACATATTAAAATCTATCTTTGATCTACCAGTTCAAGAATCATGGTTAAGTGAAGATACTATTGAAAAAATATTAAGAGATGGTACAGTTGAAAGCTCAATCGGAAGTAGAAAAGCAGCCACTCTAAAAAAAGAGATCATTATCACTTGTAAAGATGACAAGATGAGAAAAGAGCTAGAAAATATCTTTAACTATGACATATTAGATTGTATTCTAGACACACCATATTATGGTTTCAACACTTTTGAGATCAACTGGGAAAATAAGAATAATATTTTATATCCAACTTTAGAAGATAGAGACTATAAAGAGTTTATTTTAGATGGTAAAAAACTGTGCTACTTTCCAAATGGAATGATGCAAGAGATACCTCCTTATAAATCTGTTTATGTAACATACAGAGCAAAAGCTAAAAGACCCTATGGCAAACCTATTTTAAATACATTGTTTTGGTTAATAGAATTTAAAAATGCTTCATTAGAATTTTGGGTTGAGTTACTTGAAAAGTTTGGTACACCTTGGGTTATAGGTAAAACAGAAGGTAACAAAGATGATTTTGCAGATGAGATATTTAATATGCTTGGTGGAGATGGAGCTGTTATTGATAGCGAGGATTCTTTAGAGATAAAAACAGCAACAGACAAAGGAAACTACAAAGAGCTAATAGAATATATAGATGATCAAATAAGACAACTTATCTTAGGTGGAAATCTTACATCAAATGTAAAAGGTGGTTCACAAGCAGCTGCAACAGTTCATAATGATATTAGAGAAGATCTAGCAAAAGCAGATGAAAATATAGTAAATAAAGTTATCAAAGAGGTACTTCACTATTTTACAGAGCTAAACGGAATCACAGAAGAGATAAAAGGGGAGTTCAAAGATAAAGATGATCCAAACAAAGCTTTAGCTGATAGAGACAAAGTTATATCAGAGATGGGATATACACCAACACAAGAGTATATAGAGCAAACTTACAATATTAAAGTTGAAAAGATTGAAGATTCTCAAACAGTTATAGCAAATAGTAAACTTATTTCTTTGTCTAAAGATATGCCTGAGGATGAGCTAGAGTATCAAGCCAATCAACTTGATACAAAAAAACCACTCACATTTCAAAAGCAAATTTTAGAGATTATTGAAAATAGTAAATCGTTTGAGGATATGCAAGATAAACTTTTAACACTTTATCCAAATACAAATACAGATGATTTACAAGAAATACTCTTTAACAATATTGCAAATAGTGAGATACTAGGACGAGCTGAAATAGAGAACGAAAATGGCAACAGTTAATTTCAACTTTAATCTAGCTCCAAAAGACGCAATTAAATATCTACAAAATAAAGGTTTTAAACTCTCTTTTGATTATGATGAGCTACAAAAAGAAGCACATCTTAGAGCCTTTACAGTAGCAAAAGTTACAAGACTAGACTTACTCAATGATATTTTTACAAATATAGATACAGCATTAAAAGATGGTAGATCATTTCAAGACTTCAAAAAGGAGTTAGTTCCAACACTTCAAAAAAAAGGATGGTGGGGAGAGCAGGATATAGTAAACCCTAAAACAGGAGAAGTAAAAACTATAAACATAGGTTCAAGAAGATTACGAAATATTTATAAAACCAATATGAGAGTAGCATATCAAGTAGGAAGATACAAACAAAAAAAAGCACTTCCACTTAGTGTTTATTGGAGATATAAATCAGCATTACTAGAAAATACAAGGGAGGAACATGCCAAAATGCATGGTATTCTACTCCATAAAGATGACCCTTGGTGGAATACAAACTATCCTCCAAATGGTTGGGGATGTCATTGTAAAGTTACAGCTCACAGTCTTAAAGATATAGAAAAACGAGGCTGGAGTATTGAAGATAAAAAGTTACCTAATATCGCTTCAAAAGATTGGGAGTACAATGTAGGAGATGGAAATACAATTTCCACTCTAAGTAAAATTAATTTAGATAAGAGTTTAAATAACCTAACAAAAGTAAATGATGTAAAACAAACAAAATATAAAGAGTTAAGTGATGAGAAATTAAAGAATCTATTTTATACAAACATGGGTGTAAAAGCTGGTGATACTTTTATAGATAAGATTGGTGATCCTATGATTATAGATGATGAACTTTTTAAAATTAATAATTGGACTAAAATCAAGAAAAAAGACAGACATTTATATTTAGACAAAATAGCAAAAACAATAAAAGAACCTCATGAGATCTATTTAGAATATGATGCTCCACACAATAGACTTTTAAAAAAGATGTTTAGATACTTAGATCATAATGGTAAAAAAAGAGCTGTATTAGTAATCTTTGAATATTTAAAAGATAAAACTCAAGGTGTAAGTGCTTATTTTGTAGATACTCCAAATGCTGTTGAGAAAAAAAGAATAGAAAAACTTATATATCAAGAGAGTACTCATAAAGAGTAAGGGGATTTCGTTTCAATGCCTAACTAAATAGGTAAAGTGTAAGGACTCAGGACGGTGCCCCATTCGTCTAACCGTTACACATCTCTCTTGT